CGATGTTTAATGATTTTATTGATGCTTTAAAAAATGAACAATTTGAAATAATTCCAATAAATGTAAAAACGTTTGTAGAATCATCAGATTATCTTGGTCAGCCACCCTTATCTGAAATTCAATATGATATTGTTGAGGCAATGAGTCAGGTTTACAAAAAAAATGATTTACAAAATCTAATAGGAACAGACGCTGGAGAAAAACACTATGAAAAATACACAAAAAACGAAATCATCTTGCAGTTGGGTAAGGGTAGCGGCAAAGATCATACTTCTACTGTTGCCTGTGCTTATATTGTCTATAAGTTATTATGTCTCAAAGATCCTGCAAGATATTTCGGAAAACCAAGTGGAGATGCAATAGACATTATTAATGTTGCTATTAATGCAGAGCAAGCAAAAAATGTTTTTTTTAAGGGATTTAAAAATAAAATTGAAAAATCTCCATGGTTTGCTGGTAAATATGAAGCAAAAGTAAACTCAATTAGTTTTAATAAATCAATTACTGTTTACTCTGGTCATTCAGAACGAGAGTCTCATGAGGGATTAAATTTATTTTTGGCAGTGCTTGATGAAATTTCTGGATTTGCTACTGATGTTGGCACTGGTAACGATCAGGGCAAAACTGCTGACAATATCTATAAAGCATTTCGTGGTACAGTAGATTCTCGTTTTCCAGATCTTGGCAAAGTAGTTCTTCTTTCTTTTCCTCGTTATGCTGGTGATTTTATTTCTAAGAGGTATGAAGATGTAATTGCTGAAAAAGAAGTAATAGAGCGCAGACATAAATTTATTATAAATGAAGAATTGCCAGAGAGTCCAGATAATCAATTTGAAATTGTTTGGGAAGAAGATCACATTCTTTCATATAAGTATCCTAAAATGTTTGCATTAAAAAGACCTACTTGGGAGGTCAATCCTACTCGTAAAATAGAAGATTTTAAAATTGCATTTTTAACAGATCTTGGAGATGCATTAATGAGATTTGCATGTATTCCAATATATTCTTCTGATGCTTTTTTTAAACAAAAGGACAAGTTACAAAAATGTATGACCTTAAGAAATCCATTAGACTCATATAGAAGATTTGACTTATCTTTTAAACCAGATCCTGAAAAAATATATTACATACATGCAGACTTAGCACAAAAACATGACAAATGTGCGGTTGCTATAGCACACGTAGATAAGTGGGTAAATGTTCAAGTAATTAAAGATTATCAACAGGTTGCTCCCATAGTTATTGTAGATGCTGTTGCTTGGTGGGAACCAAAAGTAGAGGGACCAGTTAACCTGTCTGAAGTAAAAAACTGGATAATTAATCTTCGTAGAGAAGGTTTTAATATAGGAATGATAAGTTTTGATAGGTGGCAATCCTTTGATATTCAGCAAGAATTAAAGGCCGTTGGATTAAAAACAAATACTATATCTGTTGCCAAAAAACATTACGAAGATCTTGCTATGATGGTTTATGAAGAAAGAATTGTTATGCCAATGATACCTTTATTGCTTGAAGAAATGAGCGAGTTAAAAATTATGAAAAATAATCGTATTGATCATCCTCGCAAAAAATCTAAGGACCTTGCCGACGCAGTTTGTGGGGCAGTATTTCAAGCAATATCTCACACAAGTAAGGACTCTAATCTTGAAATTGAGGTTCATACTTGGTCTTCTGCCACTAAACTTGAACAAAAACAAAGAGATATGGTAAAATTAGAAGACAGGGAACTACCTGACGATGTTAGAGATTTCCTATCAGAATATAAATTAATATGAACAGGGAGAAAAATGAATTCATTTAAAAAAATTGCCACAGTTTTGGCTGCAGCCTTAACTATTGGCGTGATGTCGGCACCTCCGACACGGGCTACCGTATATGCAGATGTCGTAACTATTGATGCTGTAGCAGACACCATTAATCCTGGCGAAACCGCAACAGCAGTTGTGTCAGTATCATTTTTGGGAACATCAATTGGAGATACTGTTTCAGTAATATCAGCAGTATTGTCTGCTCCATCTGCTGCTAGTGTTCCACAGTTTACCGTTACAGAAACGTCTAGTGCAACAGTGGCTTTGTCAGCAGATACAAAAACAGCAGCAATATCACCAGCAACAAATACAACTGGTTATGTTACTGCAAAATTGACATCATCACTTTATGTTCCTAGCGTTGCTGGAACATATATAGTTAGATTTATTCCTACATTAACTAGCGCATCTGGCTCAGTTACATCTGCTGCCCTTACATGGACAGTTACTGTTACCGCTCCAGATCTTAAAGCATCAACCGCTTATACAACATCTATTTTGAATGCTGGTGAAACTATTTCAGCGACAACAGATGCAACTGTATATGCTTCAAAGACTACATCATCTGATGCTGCAGCAGTTATTGTATTAACTCAAAAGAACGCTGCTAATGGTTCTGCTTCGGAATCAATTACAGCAACTATTTCAGGAGCAGGTATGTTGGGATATGGCACAAACCATGCAACAATTAGCGCTCTTGGTAGATCATTAGTTGTCCCTGCAGGAAATTATATTGGTGTATTTTCTGACGGGACATCTGGAGTAGGTAGTATTAGTCTTACTTCAGCATCTGGCGTACTCTTAGCAACAGAAAAAGTAACATTCTATGGCGATATTGCTAAAGTTGTTACAACTGTAAAGAAGCCAACAATTGCTGTAGGTTCTAATGCAGATGCAATTTCTGCTGTAGCATATGATGCTGCTGGCGTAGTTGTAGGAACAGGAACGCTAACAGCAACATCAACAGACTTAACAGTAATTAGCAACTCAGGAACAACTGCTTCTATCTCTAATGGCGAAGCATTATTTTCTTTGGCTGGTGTTAAAACTGGATCAGCAGGTGTAGTAGTAAAGAGTGGCACAGTTTCTGCAGATACAGTAATTGTGCGTGTAGAGGCTGCTGTTGCTTCTATTAAATTGGCTTTTAACAAAGCAAATTATTTAGCAGGAGAGCAAGCCACAATTACTCTTTCACCAGTTGATGCGACAGGTGCAGTATTGTCTGGAAAGGCATATGCTAACTTGCTTGCTTCTGGAGGAATTTCTACAAGTTATTCCTTTGGTGGATCAAGTGACACGATTACTGCAACATCAATTACAACCGATGCAAATGGTGTAAAAATTTATAAAGTTTATATGCCACTATCTGCAGGAGAAGTTACCATCAGCGCAACTGGCGGAACTGATTTGCCAACAGCAGGTCAGGCAAAGGTGTCTGCAACTGTAAAAGTGACCGATTCAGCATCACAAGCACTTGCCGCTGTTGCTGAATTGTCTGTAACCATTGCATCTCTTAAAGCGTTAATTATGACTTTAACCAATCTTGTATTAAAAATTCAGAAAAAAGTTAAGGCTTAATAACTACTTATAAAAAATTGAGGGTAGATTAATTTCTACCCTCTTTTTTATTAAATAAAATATAATTACTAATATAATTATACATAGGAGACCACGAATAAGTTTGATATAATGGAGGTATGTCAAAACTACGCATACTCCTAATATCAACTACCCTGACACTAGGGTTGTCTGGTTGTGGATATGACGGTCATTACAGATATTCATGTCAAGACCCAATAAATTGGGAAAGTGCAGAGTGCAAACCGCCAATTTGTACTGCAAATGGGGCATGTCCAGAAGATTTAGTAGAAAGTAAGGAGACATCAAATGGCTAAAGAAAGATTAACTCCAGCGGAATTAGATGCAAGACTTAAGTTTATTCTAGGAATTACTCTAGGATCTATTTTATTTATTACAGCAACAGGAATTATGTATGCTTTAATATTTGTTGCACAACCAATTACGGGACAATCAGAAAATGACAAAATGTTTTTTAATGTTCTTGGTAGTGTAGCAACCTTTATTACAGGGACACTGGCAGGACTATTAATAGGTCAGTCAGGTGCTAAAGATGTAATGACTGCACAATTAGCAAACAAAGAAATGGATGCTAAAAATATGCAGGCAGATAAAAAATTAGAGGCAGAAATTGATGAAGCAAAAGCACGTAGACTTGCTAAACCAGATGGTGCAATGCCAGAAGAACAGCCAATTGATACTAATTGGGATAAATAAAAATGGCAGACCAAGGAACAGCAGAAAAACTTGTTGAGGTTGCTAAAGCAGAGATAGGAACTGTAGAGGGTCCAAAAGACAACGAAACCAAATACGGTAAATTTACTAAAGCAGATTTTCAACCTTGGTGCGGATCATTTGTTAATTGGTGTGCTAACGAGGCTGGAGTAAAAGTTCCTAATACTGTTTATACTCCAGGTGGGGCAGCGGCATTTAAAAAGGCTGGTCAATGGATTGATACAGATGTTGCAGATCCACAAGCAGGAGATATAGCATATTTTGATTTTCCTTCAGATGGTGTTGATCGTATATCTCATGTTGGAATTGTGATTCAAGATAATGAAGATGGCACGGTTTGGTGCATTGAGGGTAATACCTCTAGCGATGTAAGGGGAAGTCAAAGAAATGGTGGAGAGGTTTGTAAAAAACTTCGTGCTTATAAAAAAAATAAAAAAAATCTTATGGTTTGTATTGTAGGGTTTGGTAGACCCAAGTTTGGCTCTGCCCCTGCTAATACCGCTAAAAAGACTGCTACTAGGCGTAAAACATGCCCAACATGTGGTCAAACCCTTAAATAAGGGTATTTGACTACCTCTAAATCCTCTGATATACTAAGTAAAACGCCTAGGGAGTGCTATGACTTGTATTGCTGTTGTGCGTCATGAGAATAAAATTTATATGGCTGGAGATCGTGGTGCTTCCGATGATGATATTATTTTAAATTTAACTACCCCCAAAATTTGGAAAATTGGACCATATTTAA